TCAATGCTCTTTATGGCCAGCATGCGGCTGGCCGGTCGCCGCGTCGAGATAAATCCGCACCACTCGCCCATCGCGGCGCAGCAGGCTGATCTCATAGACCAGCTCCTCATGCTCGCGGCAGAGCTTGGCGTTGATCGGTTCCGCATGGGCGGCGACGCTCGCGGCCTGCATCAGCGCGAAAGGATCGCCGAGCCGCCGATCGGAGATGAGCTGGCGGGTCTCGGCGATCGGCAGGCATTGCAGCGCCGGCCGATCCGCGGCCATCGCAGATGCGGCCTGCGGCGCGGCCACGATGAGAGCCAGCAATTTCGACACGATTCGACGCATTCTCGCTTTTCCCCGCAAACTCTATGCGATGCGCCGGCTGAACGCCAAGTGAACGCCAAGTGAACGTCCGAACGAGGGCGGCGCCGAATAAGGCTCCGGCGCCGCCCACGGCCTCAGTCCGCGGCCTTTTCCGGCGCGACGATCGCGATCAGCCCGCCGAGCGCGGCGCCCGCCGCCAGCACGCCATCGCCCAGCGCGCCCGGAGCCACCGAATGCACGATCGCGGCCACCACGCCCGTCCCGGCCCAGGTCGACGGCTCCTCGACCCGAGCGAGCAGCCACGCATAAGCGGAAGAAAGCGAAAGACCCATAGTCGTCATCCTTTCGTTTCGCCGGGAAACCGCCCGGCGCGGAAATCGATGCGCCGCCGTCACGGATAGAGCGCCCATGGCAGCTGATAGTGCGGGCCATCCCTCAGCGCGCGCCAATCGCCGCCCCATTCGATCGTCACATGCTCCGCCTGCGCCGCCGCCTTCATCGCGCGCGCGATCGGATAGATCTGCGGCCACGACCATTGCGGCCGCCCATCGACGAGCGGAACGAGATCGACCGCATGTCCGACGAGCCCATGCCGCGGGTCCAGCGTCGGCACATGCCGGCAGCGGAAGGGATTCTTCAGCGCCGACGCGCCGCGGGCGATGAGCGAGCGCTCGCGCGCGATTGTCCGCACGCCTTCGAACACCACGAATTTCTGCTCGCAGCGCGCGGCGGCCGCCCGCACCACGCGCACGAGATCGGGATGCACGCCTATGAGCTTCGCCTCGCAGGCTTCGCCCAGCACAAAGCCTGCGCGCGGCGCGGAGCGCGCCGGCGCTTTCATATCGATCATGTCGAAGTCCTTTCGCTCGTGAAAAAGGCGCGGCGCGCCGCCTCAGCCCGGCCAGGCCGAGTCTATGTCGATCGACGCGAGCGCTGCGCTGTCCTGCGCCGCGAGGATGGCAGCGACGAGCTGCGCTTCGCGATCGAAGCAGCTCTGCACATGCGCCCGCACGCCCTGCGCGACGGCGATCAAGGCCGCATGGTCCAACATGACGAATCCGCCATCCGCCAGCTTCCAATTCACCGCGTAATTATTGTTGAGCACGCTGGCCACGACCGCGGCGGTGAGCTTCGCTTGCGTCGTCTCATCGGTGAAAATGCGCATGCCATTCACCGAGGTTCCCGCCGTCTCCGCGCGCCACCGACGCGCGGCGACAGCAGCGAGCCGCTTGCTCCTGATTTCCGCGAGAGTGGGAACGGGCGGAGGCGTCGGCGCATTCCCGGCGCCGAGCCACTCACGATAAGCGAGGCTGTCGGCGGTCGGCGCATCGATCGGGACGCTCGCGCCATCGGCGTCGCGCCGCACCAGATCGGGCAGCGGCTCCCCACTGAGATCGCAAATGATCGAATAGGCCATGTCGCGAATCTCCCTCTCAAATTTCCGCCGAAGCGGTGAATGCGCGATTATAGGCTTCGACCGATCCTGCCGCGGTGGACGCCATGAAATATCGGACGGCCCCCTTGCCCATCGTATTGAGGCCGTCCATCAGAACATTGGTCTGCACGCCGCCCGACAGCGCCGACAAGGTCGGCGTGCCGAACATCATCGCGGGCAGCGTCATGACCGAGCCGCCGAATTGCGTGCCCGCAGTTGCGGTGAAGAGATGCGAGACCAGCAAGGCCTGAAAATAGCGCTGGCACATCGACAGCTCCACGCCCGGCGGCCGCCGCTCGAAGCTGGTCGCATAGACGCCGGGCTCCAATTGCGGCCGCAGGACAGAGCCGCCGGAGAATTCGACATTGGTCTGCGCATTCGCCGTGAGCCCAAAGACCAGAAGCGGCGCGCTGCGAGAAGCCGTCGCATAAGAACCGGAGCCGGAGTAGCCCGCGCCCTGCCATACGCGCGCCTGCGCGCTTCCGTCATGCGCGAGCACATAGGATCCGCCCTCCATCAGCTGCGCCTCGATCGGCAGGATCAAGGAGCCGGCGGAAAGGGAGAGCGTCGTGTCCAATCCGCTCGTTGCGAATGTATAGCTCGCGCCAGAAGCGCCGGCCTTCACGCCGTCATGGCCATATTGACCGGCCGCGAGCGACACTGTTCCCGAAACAGCGCGCTGATTGATCGCGAACGCCGCATTGCGCAGGCGATTGCGAAACGCGAGAGAAGCGCCGTCGCCCATCCCGTTCGGAAAAGCGACGCGCCCCGTCGAACGATCGACGATAAGCGCCTCGCGCCAAATCGTCCCGTCGGCGGACACTTTCACATGGAAATCATCGTCGCCGAGAAGTCCCGTCTCGGCTCGCCCAGACCAATTGGATTGATAGAGCTGCGACGCCGTGTTGGCGGCAGTCTCCTTCTCGAGCTTGACGCGAAAATCGCCGGCCCCGCCCTCCGCGGTCGTGCGCGCGGCGAACAGCGCCGCGCTCGCCTTCACCGAGAGGGGATTGACGGCGTCCGCCGTCGTCCCGACGCCGAGCAGCGACAGAGCCGCGAGCTCTCGCAGCGCGAGCCCCGCATCGATCCACGCGGAGCCGTCACAGAGCAGCATGCGCTGCTCTGCCTCCACAAAGGCGAGCCAGCCCGCTTTCGGCGCGAGAAACGCCCAAGCGCCGCCGAGACGGACCGCGACCTTCTGCTCCTTCCCCGCGAAAGCTCCCGCCGCCGTGGCGACGACGAGATATCGATCGCCATCGATGGGAGAAGCAGGCGGCGAGGCGCGTCGCTCGATCACGGAAAGCTGCGTGACCGCGTCGAGCAGCACCAACGCCTCATTATGGGTGACATGCTTCTGCGCCTGCGCCGCATCGATGCAGGGCAGAGCCAAATGAGTCGTATCGGTCATGGAAGCTCACTCTATGGGCAGCGTCGCGACGAGCGGAAAGCCGCGACCCGCACGGGCGCTGATTTGAAATATCTGCACGGCCAAGCTCGTCTGCGGCGCGCCGAAATCGGCGAGCTCGTCGCTCGCCGAATAGAGCGCTGAAGCGCTCGCCACGCTCAGCGCGCGCGCGCCGCCGCCGGGAAGCGCGATGACGACGTCATAGGCTTCGCTCTCCTCGCCGAGCGGAATATCGACCGGCTCCCAGGAATCGGCGTCGATCCGCCCGCGCCGGATGAAAGAAATGACGACGCCATCGGCTGTGCGTCGCGCATGCGCATGAGTCGGCGAATAGGGAAGCAGCGACTTGCGCGTCGCGGCGACCTCCAGCTCGACATAGGTCGGATCGTCATAGTCGCGATCCGCCGGACCGATTCGATAGACGCGCGCGGAATCGATCTCCGCAGCGTCTCTCGCGAGCGCGACGATCGCATCGTCGAGCAGCACGACCGTCGATCCCGCCGCCACTGTGCGAGCGGCCAGCGCATCCTCGCCGCCGATCCCGCGCAGCAGCCGCGACAGACGATAAGTGTTCGTCGCGACCAGCTCCGCACGCGTGAAGGCGAATATCTCCCAGGCGCCGTCATCGCCGCGTATCGCCATCGACGAGCGCAGCGCGAAAGCGCTTCCATCGTCCACCGAAGCGAGCGCGCCCGACGCGAGCTTCACCGTCACGCTCGCGCCACGATCGAAACGCCCGAGCGGTCCCGGCGCGAGCGCATCCAAAGTTTCGCCCATGGCCGCACGCTTCTCGATCAGCCCGACAGATTCGAAGGACGCGCCGAGCTTGCGCCGAATCGCCAAAGCGCCCGGCCAGGGATCGGCGAAAGTGGCGACATGCGACAAGGCCGTCTCTCCATCCTTCGCGATCGCGAGATCGAGAACGACCACGCGCGGCGGACCGATGACGCCCGGAGACGCCAAAGCGCGCGGGGCGAGGGAGCGCGCGCAAACATCATAGACGCTCGCATCGACCGCGCGCGCCTCGATCTCGCGCGCCGCGCCATCGGTGATCTGCGTGATCTGCCATTTGCGTCCCGCCACGCGCGCCAATGAGACCACATCGCCCGCTTCCAGAGTCGCGAGCCCCGGCCGCACAGAAAATCGCGCCGTCTCGCGCCCCGCCCAAATATCCTGCAGCCATACATCGGCCAGACGCTGCGCATTGGAGCGCGCCATCATCACCGCCGTCTCCGCTTCGCTCCGCCGTGAGGAATAGCCCTCGAGCCGACGCGACAGCACACGGCCAGTGCGATAATCGAACTCCGAATCGCCGAAGGACAAAGCGATCTCATGCGGAAGCTCGCTCTCCTGCGCACGCCGCAGCTCGATCAGCGACGCATCCTTGCGCGGAACGAGATCATCGTCGTCGATCTGGCGCACGCTTTTCGTCCCACGCGAGACGAAGCGCAGAGCCCCGCCGGACGCCACAGCGTCGAAGCCGAACAAAGACGCGAGCGGATCGATGGCCTCGCGCGGCGACATTGCGCTGTCGAGCACATAGCCATCGACGAAGCCCTCGATCGCGGGCCGCTCCACGATGAGATCATTCGTCCCGATCGCCGATGCGAGCGCCGCAACGAGGCGATCGAGCGGCGTCCCCTCGAGCCGCCCATTGAGCCAATGCCCCGTCTCCCAATTCGCCGCATCCGCCCAGACATCCGAACAGCCGGGAAAAGCGGGAAACGGCCGCGCATCCCAGCACCAGACATGAATGCGCGCCACATCGACCATTCGCCCGCCATAGGAAATCGACAATGGATTGCGCAAATCGCCGCCCGCCGCCGTCGGATCGAAATAGCCGAGCATGGCCTCGAGACAGCGCGCCTGCATCAGATCATCGCGTCCGCCGCGCGAAAAATAGGGAAGTCCCCCTTCCGACGAATGCGCGTCGGCGAACACATTGGGCGCATTGGCGCCGCGATCGACCGCCGCACATCCCGTCTCGACGATCCAGATCGGCTTGCTCTGCGGCGTCCAATCCGTCGATGCGCCGAGCTCCACGCCGCCGACGCGTTCATGATGGGCATTCGACCACCAGCCGAGGAGATCCTTGACACGATAGACCCACGGCTTGCCGAGCGAATCCATGATCGGCGTGCGCGTCTGCGTGAGCCGATCCGCCTCGCTCCCGTAGAACCAATCGAATCCTTCGCCGGAGCCGACGCGCGACGTCAGATAATCGAGATCATAGACATTCGCCGCGCTCTGCGCATCGAGATGCTCTAAGCCGTCGCGCCAATCGGAAAGCGGCCAATAGACATCGATTCCGACGAAATCGATCGACGACGCGCCCCATAGAGGATCGAGCGGAAAGCGAAGCTCGCCCGCCGCCGGCACATGCGCGCCATATTCCGTCCAATCGGCGGAATAGCCGACCTTGGTTCCGCCGCGCAGAACGCTCTTCACATCCTCGGCGAGCGCGGCCAGCGCCGCGACGGCAGGATAGACGCCCGGCGCCGAGCGAATGTGCGTGAGCGCCGCCAGCTCCGAGCCGATGAGGAAGGCGTCGACGCCGCCCGCCTCCTCGCACAATCCCGCATAATGCAGAATAAAGGCGCGATATTGCGCGAAGAAAGCCGCGATTTGCGTCGCCGCCGCGCTCGTTCCATCCACCGTGTCCGTACGCCCCGGCGCAGGATCGCAGGTGATGCGGCCGCGCCAAGGAAAGGCGGGCTGTCCGATCTCGCCGTTGCGCGGATCGGGCAGCGCATTTCCCGGCGGCACATCCATCATCACAAAAGGGTAGAACAGGACGGAAAGACCGCGAGCGCGCAGATCGGCGATAGCGGCGCGCACCGATGCATCGCTCGGCGTGCCGCCGAAAGCGGAGCGGCCGTCGATCTGCGAGACCAGCCGCGCCGTCGCGCGCATCAGCCCCGCGACAGACCAATCCGCCGGCCAGAACGGCCCATACACATAGTCGAACTCGCCAATCGTCTTGAATGTCGCATCGACACGCGGCGCGATGGTGCAATGACCCGCGCGCAGATCGTCGCCGAACCAGGGCACGACCAGCGCCACGCTCTCGAGATTGGGACAGAGCGCCTGCAATGCGTCGATCGACGCCGTCCAATCGCTCGCCGCCGTCAGCTGGTGACGATTCTCCGCGCTGGTCTGGCCGGGCGAGAAGAAGTTCAACTGTAGCGACGGCTGATAGCCGGCCTCCGTCGCGCCCGGAATAATGTCGACGGCGCGAATCTTCGCGCCGAGCCCCGCCACCGGACACGTCACCTCGAAGGTGAATTGCGGAATGCGATTGCCGAAGGGCGCGAGCGCCAATTGCTCGAACACGATATAGGCGAGCCCACGATAGGCCGGCGCATTCTCCGCCCCCTCCTTGGCGACGATCAACGCATCGGGCAGCTGCTCGTCATCGCCCCTATAGATGCGAATCGGAAGGCTCGTCATGTCGAGCTCGTTGCCATCCGCGAATATGCGCCGCACGAAAGCGATCGGGCCTTCACAGAGACCGATCGCGAAATTCGCATAATAGGAATACGACACGCTCACCGTCTGCGCCGCGCCGCCGCCGCCCTTGCCGCGATTGCTGGAGCCGCCATCCAGCGACACATTCGTCTGCTCGAGAAAGCGCGTCGCCCAGATCATCTGGCCGCCGATGCGCGCGCGCCCATAGACGCGGGGAATCGCCGCTCCTTCCGTGGAGGCGACGCCGTCCATGGCCTTCAGCCGCGGCCCGACCTCGTAGCGCGTCCCCGCGCGGGGCTGCAGCGCCGCATCGACGAGCGCGCCGCCAACCGCGCCGGCGATATTGCCGATGACCGAGCCGATCGGCGTGATCGCCGCGCCCGCCGTCTGCAAAAGAAGAGTCGCCATCTCGCCTCCGAAGCCTCAATCAATCACGCCGGGGAAGGCGAACGCCCCCGCCAATTTCTTGCGCCATAGGCCGATCGGCGCCTCTGCGACGCAGGCGCCGCCATGCGCATGCACCATATGCGTCGCGCTGGCGGCGATCCCGAGGTGCTTGGCCGGCGAATGATCGCGAAAGCGAAACAAAAGCACATCGCCGGCGCGAAACGAGTCCATCTCGACGACATCGAAATGGCGATGCGCGGCGAGCGCCAAAGTCTCCTCGCCCTGCGCCTCCGCCCAATCCGGCGAATAGGGCGGCGCCGTCTCCGGCTCCGGCCCCACGACAGCGCGCCACACGCCGCGCACGAGACCGAGACAATCGCAGCCGACATGAATGAGCGACGCCTGATGCCGATAGGGCGTGCCGATCCACAGCCGCGCCTCACGGAGGATCGCCGCGCGCGTGACCTCGCTCATCGAAAGAAGCTCCCGCCATCCATCGTCGGCGCGAGCGAGCTCGGATAGGAGATGACGAGATCATTGCCCGGCATATGCGGAAAGCCTCTGAAATTGACGATATTGGAAAATTTCGATCGGCAGCTCGCCGCGCTCTTGTCGCAGCCGGCGACGAGCGTGAAGCTGTCGCCGGCAACCATCCCGTCCGCGAGCTGTGACCATAATGCGAGACGCGCAGTCTCGCCGAAGCGGCGATGCGATTTGATCGCGCCGCCGGCGCCTGCTTCGGCGCCGCTCGTGACGGTCAATGAGCCTCCCGTGAAAAACTCATCGTCGAAAGCCTCCGCGAGCGCCGCGACGATCGCGCCTTGCGTCGCCGCCAGCACGACGCCCGTCGTATGATAGGAGGAGGCGGAGAGATCGACCTTGCACCGCGCATCGCCGAGATCTGCGGAGCAGCCTTTCTGATAGCTGTCGCCACGCGTCTCATCGAAGAAATGCGCCAGCGAGCGCAGCTCCGCCCGAAACGCGAATTCGCTGCGCGTCACCTCGCCAATCGTCGTCGCGTCGATGAGCAGACGATTCTCGACATTGCTCCAATCGACGAGCCAAATTTCGACGCCGGCGCCGTCATAGCGCCCGGTGGCGAGATCGCTCTCGACGAGCCCGTCCGATTGCAACGCCCCGATCACCTCGCCGCCGCCCGACGCCAGACCGACGCTTCCCTCTATCTGCGTCGCGACCAGCCCAGTCGCGGCGCGATAGGTCACGCCGCCGAAGACGAGATCGCGATCATGATCGGTGAATCCCATCACTTGGCCATCCTTGCGGGCGAGGCGCCAGCAGTTGCACAAGGTCGACGCCGAAGCGTCGAGCGATTCTCGCATCGCCGATGAAGCCTTACGCATCGATGCCCCTCTCTCTCAAAGAATGAGCTCGATGATCGGAATTTTCGGGATGGCGCCGGCCTCGAAGGACGAGACGTCGATCTCGAGATAATCCGTGTCGAAACGCGCCGGCACATCGAAGAGAAAGCCTGCCGTGACCGCGGCGCCGGCCCCTGGAACGGCCGAGAGCGAGAAGCTCACGATTCCGCTCGTCGCATCGACGTCGAAATCGACGCCTCTCGTCTTCTCGACGCCGGCGACCGCGACGCGCACGCTCTCCGCCACCGGCTTGGCTATCGTCCGCGCATAGGGCGCGAAGCTCCCGCCATAGGTCTTGCGCAGCTGAAATTGCGCCTGCGCGCCATCGCCGGCGCCGAGGCTCTGGTCGAGCGGCGAAATCGGCCCCGTATGCGCAGAGGAAAAGTCCGCGCGATCGCGCCAGCGAAAGCCGAACAGCCGCCCGCGCCGCTCCTCGAAAAATTCGACGACTGCCGCGAGCTGCGCGAGTGATTTGACGCCATAGCCCGCCTCATAGCGTCGACGCGATTGCGCCCATCGCGCATTGCGCGCCTCACGATTGGAGCCGAGCGTGACGATATCGGTGCGCCGCTCCGGCCCGCCGCGTCCATTCAGCGACACGTCGAGCGGAAAGCGCGTCTCGTGAAAATCGACCATCGCGCTCTCCTCAAATATTGCGCCGACCGCGCGCCACCGCACGGGCCAAGGCTGCAGTGATCTGGCCTTCGGAACGGCGGAAGCTGTCGACATCCTGCGCCGCGATATTAACCGTCACCGCAACCGGATCTCCGGCGCCCTGCATCGCGACGCCCAGTCGACCATCCGGCCCGCGCGCGAGCGGCATGATCGCCTCGGCGCCGCGCTCGCCCATGAGGCCCACAGCGCCATTCGCGGCGAAGAATGTGGGGCTGGCGACGACGCCGCCATCCGCGAACGGCGCCACAGAACCGCCGCCGCCCAATGCGCCGGAGATCAGCGCACTCAATCCGCTCGTGGCGCCCTGCGTCAGAGCCTGCGCGCCGGCGTTGACGCCGAGCTTGGCCAAAGAGCGCGCGATCGAAACGAGAGTGGAATCGAAGCTCTTGCCATTCACCGCCGCGCTCGCCAGCCCGCTCGACAAGGTCTTCGTCGCCGAAGCGGCGACCGAATTTATGTCCTCGAGCAGCGTCCTCGTCGTCTTCAGATCGAGCGCCTGAAAAGGCTGATCGAACGATGATTGGGAGCCGCTGTCAGTGGTCGTCGCATCGCTCACGTTTGATCTCCGTCAGGAAATGCGCGCATCAGCTCCGCCAGAGCGTCGCGTGACGGCGCTATCGCCGCGCGGCCATAGAGGCCTTCCGCGGCGCAAGCCAATTCGCGGGGCGTCATCGACCAGAAGTCACGCGGCGGCAGACGTAGCGCGCCGAGGCCGAACGCCATTGCTCGGCCCCATGGAAAGGGCTGCGGCGTCACCCGCTCGCGCTCCCCGGCGGCGGAGGGTTTGCGCTTTCGCCGAATGTCGCGGACAGAAGATCGGCCGCGATCTTCACATAATCGCCGAGGCCTCCGGCGACCGTCATGCGCGCGACCTCCTCGTCGCACATCTCATTTCCGCCGCCGCGCAATCCACATCCGATAATGCGGATGAGATCGCGCGCCGAGAGTCGGCGTCCTTCGAAACGCTCCGCGAGCGCGACGAGATCGCCCACGCCATGCGCGCTCTCGAGCTCGGCGAGCGCGCCGAGCGTGAGGCAGAGCCGATAGCGCTCGCCATCGAGCGTCGCCTCGATTTCTCCCCGCTTATGATTGGCCATGACGATCGCCTCATGCCGCAGTGAACGAAACAGCGCTCGCCGATTCGAGCGCTATGTCGAAAGTCATCTCAGCGTTGTGCTCGCCGCGATAGTCGAGACTGGAGATTTGAAACATGCCGGCTATGATCCCGAACGAAGGGACCATGATCCGCCATTCTCGAAGCACGCCGTCGAAGAACAGCTGACGAATGAGCGTATCCGACGCCTGATCCTTGAAGATTCCCGTTCCCGCCAGGCTCGCGCGCTTCACGCCGGCGCCGTCCAGAAGCTCGCGCCATCGTCCCGCCGATTCGGCGTCGGTGACCTCGACCGTCTCGGCGTTGAGAGACAGGCGGCGCGTGCGCAAGCCGGCGACGGAGACGAAGGCTCCGCTCCCATCGTCGAGCTTCAGCAGCAGATCTTTTCCCTTTTGTGCGGACATTTGAAGCCTTTCGAATTCGGTGTCGTCATTGCGCTTCCGTGGTCGCGCGAAAGCGGAGATCGACGCGCGCGAAGCGGCCATTGTGCTCGCGGCGCGTCTCTGTGCTCTGATGGCGCAGATCGATGAGGAGATGTCCCTCGAGAGCGAGCGGCGCCTCGTCGAGAAGATCGACGATCCTCTGGCCGAGCGTGAGCGCTTCCGCGGCTCCGCGCTCGATCGAAACGATCGAGATCACAAAGATCTGCTCCGCGCCGCGACTGTCCGACGTGGACCAATCGCGCAGCTTCGCATCGGAGAGCAGCACGTAAGGCGCGGCTGCGCCGCGCGGAGCCTCGTCATATATTTTGACCGCGCCGAGCGCAGCCACGAGCGCGGAATCCGCCGACAGACGCGCACGAATGGCTTTGCGCAGCGAGACGACTGGCGAGATTGTCATTTGCGACGCCTCATGCGATCTCCTCACAATGGCAGAGCAGAAAGCGGCGCCTGCCGTCCGGGTCGTAGGCGGAAGCGATGCGAAGCTCGCGCGCGCCATCGACGAGACGCATCTCGCTCGTCACATCGCCGCGCCATCGGGCTTGCGCGATCCATTGGATCGCCATCTCCTGACGATCCTCGACGAAGCGCGCCTCGGCGGACAGCGGTGTGAGCTTCACCCAAATGGCGCCGAGAGCGACATAGCTTCGCGTCATCGTGCCGCTGTCGTCCGCCATGTCCACCGGCGCCTCGAGGCTCATGCGCAGGCGCATCTCGCCGATCTTCGGCGCGTTCATGTCAGACGCTCGCGTCGAAACGGCTTCGCCAAAGCCATTGCGATGGTCGGCAAAGGCGCGGAGGCGTCGCCCGCATCGCCACGATTCTCGTGCCAATGCCCGACGAGCGCGAGAATGGCGCGGCGCAGAGGCTCCGGCGTATCGGCGGCGCTATCGCCATAGCCTGCGACGAGATCGATCTCGATTCCGTCGAAGGGCCGGCCCGGCCGCGGCGGCGGCGAGAGAAAGACCACGCGTCCGGCGTCGCGCGCCGGCGCCGCGCGAAAGGAGGCGCTGTCGAGCGTCCGGGCGACGTCGCCGGACTCATAGACGCGAATGGCGGAAACGCTACGAAAGGGCGCGAATGGTATGGCGAGCGCGCCGCGTCGCAATGTCTGCGCGGGCCAGGCGTCGAGCCGCATGCGCCAGCTCTGCGTGACGAAGAAGCGGCGCGTGTAGGCTTCGAGCGTGAGGCGCGCCGAGACGATCAAAGCCGCCAGCAACGGATCCTCATCGGTGGAATCGATCCGCAGCCAGGCCTTCGCCTCGTCGAGCGAGACCGGCTCCAGCGCCGGCGCCGTCAGGAGATTGGGAATCATTCGGCTGTCCATTCGTGAATGACGAGCGATTTTCGCGGTTGCGAGCGGCACTGTCGCGCGCCGCTCGCATTTCTGCCTGTTCGATCAGGCGACGCCGAATTTCAGCAGCTTGATCGCCTCGAAATCCTGCACGCCGCCGCCGACGCGCTTGGTCGTGTAGAAGAGCACGTAAGGCTTCGCGGAATAAGGATCGCGCAGCACGCGCACGCCGAGCCGATCGACCACGAGATAGCCGCGCGCGAAATCGCCGAATGCGACGGAGAGGCTGTCGGCGCCCATGTTGGGCATGTCTTCGGCTTCGACCACGGGAAAGTTCAGCAGCGACGCCGGCTGATCGAGGCTCGCGGGCGGAGCCCATAGATATTCGCCGGTCGTCGATTTGAATTTGCGAATGGCCGATTGCGTCTGCCGGTTGAGCACGAATTTGCCGTTCTGGCGATAGCCGGCGCGCAGCGCATAGACGAGATTGAAGAGAGCGTCGGACGGATTGCTCGCCGCAAATCCGCCGGAGACGCCAGTCGCGACATAGCCGATATTGCCCCAGCTCCAGCTCGCGTCCGCGACCGTGGCGTAAGCGAGAAAGCCCTTCGGCTTGTCGGTTCCATTGCCGTTCACGAAGGCGGCGCCTTCCTGCTCGGCGAAGACGGTCTGCACCTCTTCTGCGATCCACTTCTCCACATCGATCGCGGAATCGTCGAGCAGCGTCTGCGTCGCCGCCGGCATGGCGTAGAGCTCCATCGCCGGAAAATTGAGATCGACGATCTGCTGGCTGGCGGTTTGCGTTCGCGGATCGGTTTCCGCCGCCCATCCCGAAGCCGGCCCCTGCGTGGAATAGGCTTTGCGCAGCGAATGCGTCGAGATTTCACGCACGCTGGCGATGGCGCGAATAGGCGACAAATGCGCGAGCCGATGCAATATCTCCTGCTCCGCAGGAGTCGGCACGAGATATCCGCCGTCCGGGCCGGAGCCGGCGGACAGCGCCTTGGATTCGAGCGCCTTGAGGCCGGAGGCTTCGCCGCTGCGGATATAGAGAGAAAACGCCGATTTGTGCTCGCGCGCGGGCGCATCGCCGTTCGGCGTCGACGCGAGTCGGGGCCGCGCGAGATCGAGCGCGACGCGATCCACGCGCCGCTTGGTCTCGTCGATGGCGCGGTCGATGCGCTGCAGCTTCTCCTCGGTGATCGCGTCGACGCCCAATCGCGTCTCAATCTGCGCGAGGCGTTCCTCGTTCGCATCCTTGAACGCCGTGAAAGCGCGATGAAGATCGGCGAGCGCCTCCTCGCCGGAGAGCGTCTTGGTTTCGAGAGACGACATTGGCGACAACCTCTTTCTTTCGACATGAAGGCGCGCGTAAGCGCCGCGGCCTATTCGCGGACGTTCGGACGCCAGGGGGGATTGGAGATGCGATCTTCACGCGCGGCGCGAGCCGCGAGCGCGCCTTACTCTGTGGCGAGCCGCTGCAGCGTCGCCTCGAAACGTCTCGTGGCGAGCTGCATGCGAATCCTCGCCAGCTTTTGCGCGAGCTGCGCGGCCGCATGACGCGGCGCCGTCGCCAGAGCGGGATTGACGGCGATGCGCGCCTGCGGGAGCGCAGGAAAGGTGACGATCGATATTTCGATGAGATCGATCTCGAGCAATCGTCGCGCGCCACTCTCGGCGTCGCTGGCTGCGCGAAGCGTGCGAAAGCCGATCGACAGGCCGTCGAGCGCGCCCGCGCGGATCAGCGACAAGGCCTCGCGCGCCCGCACGACCGAAAGATCGAGCCGACCGCGCACTTTCAATCCGCGCGCGTCTTCGGCGATCTCCGTCCATACGCCGATCGGCTCTTCGGCGCGATGCTGCCACAGCATTTTGACGCTTGCGGCGCCGCGTCGGCGCAGGCTCGCGGCGAAGGCGCCGCGCTCGACGATATCGCCGCAAGCGTCCCGCACGCCGAAGAGGCTCGCATATCCGTCGAAGGCGCCGTCGGCGCCGATCGCCGCGGGAAGCGGCGCGCGCTTCGTCTCCAGCCTCGGCTTTGCAATGCGAATGTCTCGCGCCAT